TACCAAAATATGAAGGCTTTGCATACTCAATGATGCTTTCAAGGTATGAAAGATCCATGAGTGAATTGTAAATAACCAACTTTTCAAAAAGTTGGTTATCCAACGGCAAATTATTATTCATCCTTTTATGATACTATAGTCTTGGTTTTATTTCAAGACTCATCTTTGTCTAATTTATATTTATTGATATATTCGAATCGGCTTTTAACCATATCCTCAAATACATTCAAGATAGAAGCTTCAAACTCTATCTGTGCATTCTCTTGAAGTGATTCAATGATAGCATCAAGCATTGCAGTCATCATGCCAGCAATTATTACTGGACTGATATCTGTTTCAAATGGAATTATCCTACATGCTGGTCTGTCTTTATAGAGACCAACTTCGAACAATTTTTTAAAATCGTTCAAAGATGGTTCTATATCAGAATCAAATTCCATTAGGATTCTTTCTTGAATTTGAGTTCGGTTTGAAGTTTCTCTTCAAGAAGAGGTAGAATCTTTGCCCAAGCATCATCGTTATCCTTCCAATCTTTATAAAATCCAAGGACTTCCTCACCAACAACATAACGATGACCTTGCTTAGTAATGACTCCATAACCTTCTGCCATCTCAAGAAGACCAGAATACTTTGAAATTCCAGTTCGGAAGTTCAAATACATCTCAGCCTCAAGGAAAGGAGGAACGAAACGATTTTTGGTAGTTAATGCTCTCATAGTGAGACCATTAACATCCTTGGATAGAGGAGTAGTTTCGTCTGAAGCATTTTTGTTATCAGATTTTCCTACACGCTCTTGCTTGGTTGCCATCTGAACCAATACAGAGGACATATATAGGGGACCAGAACCACCAGACTGACTCTTGACCAGAGTAGGATAAAGAGCACCGGGATTGTCATATGTATGATTAGTAAAGACAACGGGGCAATTTGCTTTGGCAGCAGCATGGGTAATTGCTCGAAGCATACTCTTGAGTGATACTGCTCTTGCTCCCATATCAGCAGAATCCTTACCATCTTCAATAACCTTAGCTTCTCTTGCAGAGATGAGATTACCGAGTGAGTCGATTGCAAGCATTACCTTTCCTTGAAGTTTATTATCAACGACTGTCTTGAGGAATTTAACAATTTGATTACGACACTCTTCGATAATTTCGATAGGGCAGTGCTTGATCTTTGTAGGATCACAACCAAGAGTCTCAGCAGTTTCCTTATCTAAAGCATTCTCAGTATCAAAGTAGACTACATGCATACCTTTCTTTTGAGCATTAGCCATGATCTTGTTAACCATGAGGGTCTTTCCACAAGCTTGTGGACCTGCAAAACCGATAATTCTTCCCATAGGGATTCCACCATAAAGGGAACCAGAGATGATAGCATTAAGAGCCATACATCCAGTATCAATCCATTCCTTTACCGTCGAAAGGGTATTCTCATCTAGAAACTGAGCATCTGGATTAAGATCATCAAGAATCTTAAATGCGTCTTTGATATCTCCGCTGATTTCTACATCTTCTTCTTTAGTTTTTTTAGCCATATACATATAATAGCACGAAACCCACAAAAGTCAAAGACCTTTGTGGGTTTGTGCTGGTTTCTTTTTTTCTTCGATTACGAATTACTGATCAAATAGGTTGATGATAGCAGGGGAATCCTTTCCTGCTGCTGGTGCTGCAACCTCTCCTGCATTGGGTGGTACGAAGATGTTGCTCTTATTGAACATCTGGACGTACTGTGCCTGTAGACGGAAATCAAAGGCATCAATATCAGTCTCTGTAATATTCTCATGCTTAAAGGAGAATACAACATCACCTGTTTTCTCAGCCAAAAACTCACGGAAGAAGATAGGGAGAAGCTGTACTGACATTCTTCCACTCTGATCCTGTGGGACTACATGGAGAACAACGGGGTTCTTAACTTTAAGAACTGCGTCATCAGTGCTAACGAACTCGCCTACAATCGTGCGACCGACTGTATCAAGGAATGTTACGATTTTAGTTGTTGGATTTGTATCTGTTTCGCTCATATGTTTTATATTTTACTATAGTTAATATATAAGTCAATGGACTTACATAAAATTTCCTTTAAATTCATTAAAATTATCTAATGCTTCAGTGGTATTGGGAAACATTTCTGCTATTACTTTTGAAATAGCGAATGCAATTTCTCTATGTTCAAGCTGTGTATTGTCTTCTAAACGCACATTTAGATAAGAAAGCCAAGAACGAAGGTTTCCTGTCATATAAAGAGTAGTTTGTGTACAAAGAGGTAGCAACATTCTTGCACATTCTTTAGCAGCACCTTTCTCTACAAGCTCGTCGTATATTTTTGCACTTTGTACCAAATGATTTTTAATAATTTCTACATCTTTTGGACCCAATTCAAAGAGATCTTGGCTTGATTGGCGATTTTTTTCTGCTTGTTTTCTTAATTCAAATGATTCAAAGTTATTAATCTGACTATATCGCTGACTAAACTCTTGAAAACAAAAACTTCTATGACGAAGAATTTGTGCAGCTATTGCTCTTGAGGTAACAATTTGAAATGTTAAGCTTACTTGCTCAAAAGGAGACCAATGTTTATGTTTTATTAGATACTTTAACAGTCTTGGTGCTGTTTCTGTATTTAATTGATTAGAAGGATTAGAAACTCTAGCAATATAGCTGATTAAATCTTCTGGTGAATTGATTCCTTCGATAAAAGATTGAGTTGCACTTATTAAGTCTACTTGCATGTTTATATTATAGGCTATTATGAAAATAATTCAACAAGATCAGTATGAGTTTCGTTAGTTATTTGTGGAACATACCAACCAATGCAGTCATAAAGCTTCTCAATTGGCGATAAAACTGTCTTTTCAAACATTGCTGAGTAGTTTACAGGAAATATTTCCTTAAGCTCATCAGGAAAGTCCTCAAGGAAAGCCATAGACCTATAGTTAAATTGGTTTTTAGATGGATAAAACCACTTAACCTTTGTTCCGCTTGAAATCTTTTCATACTTTTTAGTAAGTTTGAAATGTTTTAACATATAATTGTAATGAATTGATGCTGCGGCATGAACTGGAGTGTTCAAACCTAGCTTTCCATCATTCATTTTACTAGTTTGCTTCTCTAGGTTGGTGATCTTTGTCCTAAATGCTATGTCTTGAATAGAGAATTGACAGAATTTTTCATATGCATCTTTCAAAATCTTATTAGCAACATGCTTATCCTGAGAAAGAATGGCAGATTCAAACACTAATTTGATCAATTTCTTAACTTCTTCGGAATATGTTGACTTAACAACCTCTACTCCTGTGTATTTGAATGGATTTTTAGGGACAACTCCCTCTAATTCGAGAACATGGAGGACATATCTCTTCTTTTCCATGAACACTGCAACATCACAAACGGCTTCCTGCTTGAAAATGAATCGAGGATCAGTTGATTTAAGCTCTGTTTTAGACCATTCGATGATCTTTTTGTTGAGATGATTACCAAAAGTCTTGATAATTGCACGAGCTTCGTCTGTTATCTTTCCGTTATCGTGTAGTTTTATGCCCAAATGGGTCAAAACTGGATGTATGGAGAAGTAAGCACTGTCCGTATCACCATATTTGTAGACATCTTTCTTCTCACAAGGCACTCCTTCGCCTTTTACATAGTCATAAACGATGTCTGCTGCCTGTTTAACGACTGATTGACCAGTTAGAGTAATACTGGCAGCATGATCGATATCATAAAAGGGAGAGTAGATCTGACCAAAGACTCCATAAACAGAGTTTAAGATAAGTTTATAGGTGTTCTGAAGGGTATCTAGATCAAGAATCTTCTGTTTCAATCTATCTTGCTCTGCTTTGTCCTTTGTTTTGGACAATTCCTTCTTTGATTTGATCATTTCGTCTTTTGCTTCGACTCTTTCTTTATAAAGACGATCAATAAACTTAGGAACTACACCTTTAAACTTTTGTGTGTAGAGAATATTGAATTTAGAAAGAGAAAGTGACTCTTTTGCTACAAGTTTGTTGAACTTTTCTTCTTCTAATGTGATGATTTTGTTATTAACAAGCTTTAAATTGTATTTTCCATCCTCTACTGAGATGATTCTTCCGATTTTTGTCTCAGGAGATACATTCAATGAGATGATTGTGTTAGGATATAGACTGTTTGCATCGAAACTTACAACAGAATTAGACAAACCACGCTCAGGTTCTTGCACAAAACCACCTTCATAGTCTGATTTTACATTATCTTCCTTAAATGTTGGGATAACCATGTTATCTTTTGCTGCTTGATGAGCAATAGCACCAGTAATCATGGCTACTTTACCTAAAGATTTATCAAAAGGGATGAATCCTTTGTATGAAACATTACGAATGAGACCCAAAAACTTCAAACTCTCATCAAGTTTTACCAAAAGACGAACATCCTGAATATTATACTCAACAAATTTGTCCCAATCTGTATCAGCAAGATCAGAAAGGTTAGTACTTCCGATGTTAACCTTGGTTTCTCCTAGTTCATACTGACCAATGTAACCCAATGAATAAGATTCTCTGTCTCCTCTTGCGAAAGTTTTATAAACTTCCATATAATCAATCAAAGAAACTCCATTGATGTACCAACGATCAATAGGTTGACCAAATTTATTCTTACCAGCATTCTCTCTGAGATAAATATTATTAACAGGAGAGAGTTTTCTTGCATGATCTTCACCAAACAAGTTAATCAAACGATTAATGATGTATGGAATATCAAATCCTTCTGAGTTCCAACCAACAACCATGTCTGGTGGATCATTTTCCCAAAACTCTAGAACGCTTTCTAGAAGATTTAATTCATTCTTGCAATGATAATAGATGACATCAGGATCTGTATTGTTATATGGTTCCAGACCCCAAGTATAATATTTCTTATCAAGAGAATTATAAATCGTGAATAGATTTATTTTGTCAGGAGCCCTCTTAGGATCAGGGAAACCTTCTGTAGAATAGGTTTCGATATCAAAGAAATAAATCTTTAGAGGAAACTGACTGAAATTTGGTTTATCCACATCATTTTTAAATGTAGAAAGTAGAAACTCTTGGTCACAAGGTAGGTCATGAAAGATTCTTTTAATGGGGGTTTCATTTATGAACTTATTCTTTTCAAACTGATTCGCAAATTTGATCTTCTTAAGAGGAGTATTGTAGATAGAAGTAGCATCATTACCCTGAAGAGACTCTACATAGAGATATGGCTCATACGATGACTCTAACTTGATACGATTTCCTTTATCGTCCCAAGTCCAGAGGTGAATAGACTGTGATCTACCTTCATAATAAACATTTCTCCAAGCCATGTATAAGATTATAATGTTTTTTTAGTAGTATTCAATCTTTTTTTTATAAAATGCTATATATTCATATAAGTAATTTTATGAATAAATTTAACAATTCTAAATATACTAGATGGTATTTTTCTATTGTCAATAATAGAAAAATAAATCCTATTTTAAATTCTAACTACAAAGAAATACACCATATATTACCTAGAAAAATGGGAGGAAATAATAATAAAGAAAATCTAATTGCTTTAACTCCAAAAGAACATTTTATTGTACATTTACTTTTAACAAAAATGACAAAAGGTTTAGATAAAAAATACATGTTTCATGCATTAAATTTAATGGCATATACTAGAAAAATTAAATTAACATCAAGAACATATTCTTATATTAAAGAAAACTATTCTAAAGAAAATTCAGGATATAAAAATATAATGTTTGGCAAAATTGGAGAAAATCATCCAGCATTTGGTTATAAACATACAGAAGAACATAAAAAATATATTTCAAAAAAACTTAAAGGAAGAAAACATAAAAAAGAATCTATAAAAAAAATGTCAGAGAAGGCT